AAGCAAAATTAATCACATCAGTAGTCATTTTATAGATATCTTCCGCCTTTTCTAAAACTTTAGACCGATGGTAATTCCCTTGCTGTTCAAAATAAACATTAATGATACCGCCTGAGTTAATGAGAAAATCTGGACCATAAAGTATGCCTTGATCCTGAAGCATTTTTGCATGTAAAGCTTCATCCTCCAATTGATTGTTAGCACCTCCTGCAATAATTTTACACTTCATCTTAGGTATGGTCTGACTGTTAATCGTAGCTCCCAAAGCACAAGGTGCATAAATATCTATGTCTGCACGATACACTTCATCCGCCGCCACCACAGTAACTTTAAAACGCTCTGTTATCTCTTTGATCTTATCTTCAAAAATGTCTGACACCAGAATATGTGCTTGTTCCTTCACTAGTAGTGCAATCAAATAGGAACCTACATTTCCCAAACCTTGAACCAATATTTTTTTACCTACCAAGGCATCTGTCCCATAAACTACTTTAGCACAAGCCTTCATTCCACAAAAAACGCCATATGCGGTTACAGGACTAGGATCTCCGGATCCACCACTTTTTTCTGGAAGACCTGCTACATAAGGCGTCTCCATGCGGATATATTCCATGTCCTGCATGGTCATATTGACATCTTCAGCCGTCCAATATTGCCCCCCCAAACCATTGACAAACTTCCCAAATCGACGCATCAATTTTTCGCCTTTAATTTTTTTAGCATCTCCGATGATTACTGCTTTACCACCCCCAATATTTAATCCTATCAACGAAAGGTTGTACGAATAAACAAGATTTAGTTGAAGTGAAATCTTCCTCTAATGGATGAGAAACCATGGTAGGAAAATCATCACCAGTGTAATAGGTGTGAGGGGCTACGATAATATCTTCAGATACAACATTCTCGAACTCATAAGTGATGGTATTTGGTTTGTAGGAATCACTACCACCAAACCCGATAAAATCACCCTGATAGATACCATCTGATACAGGAAGATGTTTGTAACAAGATATCAGAACTTCAATCAAACTCCCATGAGTTTCTTGATTGTAATACTTGTAGATGTCTTCAATACTATAACAACGTTTGATCTTTTTCTTATTGAATGCACTCTTGGTTGCTACAAAGAACTTATTATTGTTTGGATCAACACCCCACACAACTGCTGGAGCTCCATCTACTTTTAGTGATACATTTCCACGACCGTAGAGAAGTTCTAGAACAGAAAGATCACCAGTGAGAATGGTATCTTCTGGATGCTCGAGATGTGTGAGAGGCATTTTGGAAAACGGTTATACTATAGTGGAACTTTAGAGGTAACTAACTTTATTATGCGACACTTGCCATCTCCATGTAATAATCCAGTGGAATATAGACAACTTTATTATCAGAATCTTTCACCCCAATAGTAGAAACTTCACCGTTGAATATTCTGAGAGAAACAACAGTGTAAATGTTACCGTTGTCATGTTGTACTTTACAACCTTTAATCTCGTTTAGAAGTTGTGTTGAAGTCATGTTTTGAGTTGTATCCATACTATAGGGGACATTTGGAGGTAACTAACTTTATTTCAATTCAATCCTATCAACTAAAACCATACCTAACTCATAGAATAGAGATTCATCAACATCACCAAGTGTTGCATGTAGTGCTTCACCTAAAAGATCTTGCATTGATTCTGTGAACTTAGGGTTATCATAAATGTGGTTGATAATTTCAGGTTTGATAGCATCTGCCATCTTTGAAACTGATTGTGCTGAAAGTGTCATAGTCAATTAGAAAAGATACGAATAATAATTGTAAAGAAAACTCCCAAAAGAAAGTAATTTAATGTCCTAAACATAATCACCTCACATAAAGAAATGAACCATATTGATCAACCAGTTCAGGAGTTTCAACTAAAGACTCAAGATAGAACCGAATACCTTTTGCTGGTCCTCTCCATGATGCTGGTTTGTAACATGCTCCAGTCTCTTTATCGATGAACATAAAGACACCATCACGACGGAATTCACCATCTTCATATACACGACCACTAAACACTTTGATGTATTTTTTTGCTACCTCATAAGTGAGACGAGTATAGAAAGAACGACCGGACTCGATTGAATCAACCTTGAAACGATTGTTTACCTGTTCAAGAAGTGCTTCAGTGAGGAATTCAGTTTTGGATTGAGTGAGAATCATGATGATTGAGTGGTTATACTATAGTGGAACTTTAGAGGTAACTAACTTTAATTACTACCCAAATAGACCGAAAAGTCCACGACCAGAACCACGTTGAAGATAACAATTATATGCATCACCTCCAGTCATATTTTCTGCGATGTTTCTTGCCTCTTGAGTAGAATCAGCTTCAACAATTACATCACGGGAACCAGCACCATGACCAGGAATGTTATCGACATTGACTTTGTAACGTGCCATGATGAGAAAAATGAATGATTACACTATAGAGGACATTTAGAGGTAACTAACTTTTATTCTTACGTTTTCTTTCCTTTTCGATGAAGTTTTCTGCAGATTGTCTGTTTCTACACACCTTCATCTTTTTGCAGTTGTCATAAACAACCATCAATTTTGTAGTACTCCCAGCAATAGGAATAGCTGCATATTCTCCATTGTCAACGACAAATCCAATATTGCCAACAACAGAATCTAGAATATGTGAGTTGTTATTCATCATTTTCTTACAATAGAATCATACATTTCGCCCTTCTCAAAGACAACATCTACAGCATTCTGTAGAGCTCTTTGAGTAGAAACTCCAACGTTATTATACACTGGAACACACAACATACCATAGACTTTGTTAGAAGAACCAACACGAATCACACGACCCACAGTTTGCAACATCTCGATAACATTCATGTTACGGAGAAACACAACTGCTTCGAGTTCTGAACAGTTAATACCTTCAGATAGGATGGAACGATGAAGAACAACAAACTTCTTGTCTACATCTCTACCCCATGCGTTAAGTGTATCAAAGAACTCCTCACGTTTGACCTTCTTACCATCAACAACTGCACCGGTCTTTGATGTGATATAGAGGTAAGAATAACCACGTTCTTTGAGTTGTTCTGCAAAGTCTGTCAGAAAGATATTCTGCAGTTGTCGTGTGGTCTTGACACAAACTAGAATCTTTTTGATGTCTAGTTCATCAATAGACGCAAGAACATTGTTGCTCTCAAGATATGGTGTGAGTGACTTTTTGTCAACCTTATCCATCTCAATCACCTTGACTTTAGGTGGTAAGATGTAACCTCCATCAACTAGAGTTGGTGCAGACACACGTGCAATCACCTGTCCATAAGTATCAACATCATTCATACCATGTTTCTTTGGTGTGACTGAAGTCTTACGGGTTGCAGTAAAATAGTAACAACGATCAGCCTTCTTACTGAAGTATTCAGTAGGTCCAAAGAAGTTATTCTGACAAGAGTTATGTGCCTCGTCAAAGTATATGGTATCTACTTCAATACCGGACTCTTGAACACGATGAAGGGAGTGATATGTGGTAAAGATAATGACATGTTCACGGACTGTTTGACACATATCAACAAATAGTTTGATACGATCAGACTTCGTAGTGCTGAAGTGTTTTGTATCACCAGAATGCACGTGTAAAACATTAGCATTGGTGATGTGTTCCATATACTCACTACACAACTGATTAGCAAGTAGTAGTCTAGGAGCTACAACAACAATAGTTCGAGGAATATTTATCTCAAACCGTTTCATTGCGTCAGTGATTGCAATTAGAGTCTTACCACCACCAGTTGGAACAATGATTTGACCAATACTATTAACATACATTGCATCACGGGCTTCGTTTTGATGAGGTCGAAGAGTGATCATACTGGTGGTGGTTCTCATACTATAGGGGACATTTGGAGGTAACTAACTTTATTAACAGACAAGTTCTCCAGAAGGAATATCAACGGGTTCTGGTGCTACCATATCATCGAAATAGTTCATATCATAGGCAAACCAGTTACCATTGCGAAAGATGTAAGAATATTCTTCACCATCAGAGAAAAACTCTTCCATGTCTTTGTCAAGACGAGGAGGACAATCATCACCACGTTCAGAATAATACATCGGACCACTTTCAGGTCGAGTTTCATTGTTCCAACCACAATTAGTGTATGCCGATGACATGTCACCACCATCAATCAGTTCTGCAACTTTATCACGACTGTTATAATGTATGGTTAGAATACGACCCAACCATTCAGGATATCCATCCCAGTGATGATAAACGGAAAGAATAGAACTATCTTTAAGTTCAATACCGATTCGTGAACGTGTTCCCATGATGTTTGAGTGATTATACTATAG